ATGGCTCTGAATACCCAGGGAGACATCGCAGATAGCGGTACACTCCTCGCGAATACAACTGCAGTTGTAAACGGTGCTGTAACTAACAGCACTAGCGTTACAATCGCTGCAACTAACACAAACCTCTTTGTCGGTCAGGTCGTAACTGGTCCTGGCGTTCAGGGTGCTAACGGTGTAGTTGCTGCAACTACTATTACCGCTATCAGCGCTTCTGGTTTGGTTCTCACCCTTAGCAACCCTGCTACCATCGTAAATGGTGCTGTTCTAAGTTTCTTCTCGCCTTACGCTCAGGTTACTACTAGCCGTGTAAATGGTGCTGTAAGCAACTCGACAGCTGTTACTATTGCCGCTGCTAACGCCAACATTGTTGCTGGTCAGCTTGTTTCTGGCCCTGGTATTACAGGTGTTGCCACTGTTTCTTCAATTAGCACAACTTCGCTAGTTCTAAGCTCACAGTACACAATTGCTGACTTGGCTATCCTTACCTTCTGGTCTGCATCGACTCCTAACTTGTCAGTTGACTTTGGCTGGGGTAACTTCCCAATGCAGCCAAACGAAGACCGTGCCGCAACTGGTATTGCAAACATTGGTGGATATGGTGTTCAGGCTGCTTACATCACCAACGCTTCAAAGCCAAGCACAGGTACTATCCAGTACACTACTGCTTCTGCTCACGGCCTCCAAGTTGGCGACCTCGTAAGCACTGGTTCGTACGCAACTGCTGGTACTCCATTCGGTAGCGCACTTACAACTGTTTCAAACACTGCTGGTACAACCACCTTCATCTACACCAACAGCCCAACCGTAGTTCCACAGGTCGGTATGGTTTTGGTTAAGACTGCTGGTACAGGTGCTTTTGCTCCTGGCGGTAACACCATCCTGTCAGTAGACACCACTCTAAAGACCTTCACAGTAGCTGTTGCTCCAACCACTGACTTCAGCGGTGCAACTGTTTACCCCGCTGGTCAGCCTGTCTACTCGACAACTGCAACTATCAACGCAGGTACCAAGGATGCAACACTGCTGACAAACAGCTGTACTACGTCTGCTACTCACTTCATTGCACCTGGAAGCCCTGTTATCCTTTCGAGCACAACTCCAGCGGGTTACGGTACTTCGCCAAACGGTTCATACACATCGCTAGGTTCTGCAAGCAAGACTAACGTTGTGCTTTCAAGCCAGAGCGTTGCGTTCACCACAAACAACATTGGTTCAAAGGACGTAACAGTTTCATCGCTCGCTGCTCTAACAGCTGCTACTGTGACTTACTACCCTTACGACGTTTCAGAAGCCAAGATTATTGCTGTTCCTTCAACAACCACATTCGTTGTCGCAAGCAGCATTGGTTGGAGCGGTGACTCATCTGACACTGGTGTTTCAGCTCAGTCGAGCCTTGTAGGTTCGTTGGCTCTAGTTGCTGACCGCAACTGGTCTGACACCACAAAGTCGGCTAGCGCACGTCTAAACCAGGGTTCGCTAATCAGCACAGTTAACGGTGTGAACTACGTTGTTCCTACAACTGACGCTCTATCAACTGCTGCTTGGAACAACTTCCCAAACCAGCTTTTGGGTAAGTTCACTGTTACGGGTGCAACAGTATGTGCCGATGCTGCTGGTACTCCAAACCTATACGTTTGGTACACCGCTTTCAATACCCTTGCTGCAGGTAACACGGTAACAGTAACAGGTCTATCTAACCCAGCGTTTAACGTTGTAGGTTCTACTGTTATTGCCGCTACCCCAGTTGGTTTCTTGATTGCTAACCCTAGCACAACAGGTACAGTATCGGGCTCAACTAGCGCTTCGACCACTGTTACCCTGTCGGCTGCTAACGGTGCTATCAAGGTTGGTATGAACGTCACAGGAAGCAACGTTTCGGGAACAGTAACTGTAGTCGCTGTAAACAACACTGTTGTTACTCTAAGCACGGCTCAGTCGCTGTCAAACTCTGACACGCTGACTTTCCGTATCACCAACGGTAATACCCTTGCCGCTCAGTCAGGTGTTGCTATCCAGCCTAACTTCGGTATTGGTAACGCTATTGTTACTGCTGCTTCGGGTGACGGTACAACGGTCACTTACACATCGCAGAACTACTTTAGCGTTGGCGACGTAGTAACCATCACTGGTCTAACTAACGGTGCGTTCAACCTGTCTAGCCAGACGATTACTACAAAGACCGCTACAACGTTTACAGTAACCAACGCAGCTGGTTCTGGTGTGAGCATCACTGGTCAGACTGGTAAGGCTGAGTTCTCATCTGCTTCGGCTAACGTTGATGGCGGATACGTAGCTGGTGTCTACTACCCACAGGTTCCAAACATCATCGGACAGACTGTAGCATCTGCTACAGACGCAATCCGTGACAATGGATTCACAGGTACATTCAGCGCTGCTACCCCTGCTGTAACTTCGACAATCACATTGTCAAAGGCACAGCGTACAGCTGGTACTAACGTTGCAATCCTGACAGGTACACAGGCAATCACCGACATTGTAGCTTCAGGCTCAGCTAACGCTGTAACCCGCGCTTCGGGTACTGCGATTGCTGCTGTAAAGGTTGGTCAGACAATTGCTTCGACAACCATTACACCTGCTCGTACCATCACTGCAATCAACTACTCGACAGGTGCTATCACCTTCGATGGTGCCGCGGTCGGTACAGTAACCTCGGAAACACTAACAATCGGTGGTCACGGTCTACAGACTGGTGACTCAATTGTTATCACAAGCACTGACGCTACAGTTAACGGTGACAACACCGCTATCCGCATCGATGCAACCAACTTCGCAATCGTTACCTCTTCAACAGCTGCTCTAGCTGCTACAAGCGGTACCGTAGTTGGTAAGGTCGGTACAGTACACTACCAGTCGGTCGCTGCTGGAACACAGAGCACCGCTGCTGCAACTGCACTAACCTACACACTCTGGGCCTAGTCCCTAGCATAGAGAAGCCCCAGCCGATTGGCTGGGGTTTTTCTATTTAATAAGACACAATAACTAAAAAGGAATACACTTTAAACATGGCTGAAAATATTTTAGGTAATGCTGCGAATGCGCAGGGCAAAGAAGACAAGTACAGCGGCGGATTCCTAAAAGGGTTCGTTATGAATAACCTTATGGCTAAGTCTGCACAAAAGTCTATGGACGGTGGAGGCAGCTCCTCTTCAGGAGGAGTAACAGCTGCTCAAGCTTCTGGCCCAACCGCCCCGGCTAATATTGTATTTGGTGGACAAAAAGCAATGTCTCGTGCAAATGAGAACTATAGAGAACAGCTACGTATTCACCGTGAAGAGGTTCTTAACCCTTACCGCGAAAATGTGCGCACAGACGCAATTCTTGCGGGAAAAATTCAGCGTAAAGGCAAAAAGCTTGAAGGAAAGATTGGGCGTAAAAACGAACGTCAAACCTTTACCCTTAAAGAAGGCTCTGCTGATAACGCTCTAATACGCAGTGAAGCTGCAAAAACTGCTGATTTTATTCGCCAACAGCCTAGCCCTGCAGCTGTAGCCAACAACCGTGCTAGGACTACTACAGGCACTACTAGAGCTGCTAATGTTAAACCGGCTCTTCCGGCTGGCGCTAAGTCAATGGCTGCAGTTAATCGTCAAAACTCTGCGGCTTCCACGTATGTCACCCCTGGCGCATCTGGTGCTAAGGCTACGCGTCAAAACAATGCGGCCACCTCATACATCACTCCAAGTGCCTAATCTTAAAGTTAATGTTCGCCGTCACGGCCCCCTAGCGACTAGCTCTGGGGCCGTTACGACAACCGATAAGTTTGAACGCAATGAACGCCCTGTGAGCCGTTCTAGGGCGTTTAGAGATGCTCTTACACGAGCTTCCGGTGCCGTATCTGGCATACCTATGCACATGAAGGGCTGGGGTCGCTGGGATGGCTAGTAAAAAAAGAACTACTGAGTTTAAAAAGGCTGTGTTTAAACCAGTTGAGGTAAAAGATACGCGTTTCGGTATTCGCAGAATCTATCTGAATCAGAATGAAAAGCCACAAACATTTTCATACGCTAACCCTGCACCGCATTGGTGGGGCACCAGATAATAGGAAGTTATGAGTACCGACCAATTAATTGCAATTATTTCTAGTCTTTGTACTATTTTAGGTTTTGCCGGGCTTATTGTGGCCCGTCTTGTTAAAGGACATACTACTGAACTAGTAGATTCTTTAGTTAAAGACTATCTTTCAGAACTTAAACCTAACCACGGCTCTTCGCTTAGAGACGCTGTAAATTGCATACAGCAAGACTTGGTTGAGCTAAAGGTTGATGTCGCTACTCTTGAGGGCAAGTTTGACCAGCACATCAAAGAGAATGCTTAATTAGTCTGCTATTATAGAGTAATGCGAATTACTACTAAAAAAACCTTTCAGGCTCATCCAGTACCTAAGCACGCATATCGAGCGCAAGACCCGTTTGACCGTGAAATTACAGCAGCTCCGGCGGTCAGCTATGATGACGCAGATGGTGATTTTAGCGATGACCTCGATGAACAACCAAAACTCTTTAACTGTAAACTTTGCGGTGAGGTATTAACTTATGCCGAAACTCAGTACCATGATTGTGAAAACTAATGGCTAATCCTCGTCCTTCTATCCCAGCTTTTCAAAGCATCCGCGATGACACGATTGGCCCTGAAGGCAAGGGCACTGAGTATTGGCTAAACGTCCTTAATAACGAAGAGGGGCCAGGGGCTGAGGAAACTTCCGACCCTGACTTTGATACTGACGAAAGCTCAGAAATTCCTTCGTTGTCTACAACTAGCTCTAGCAAACCTGAACGCCCTAGGACACTGCGCGCTGGCTACGACCGCAAAAACCAAAGACTAATTGTTGTATTTAGAGACGGAACGTGGTATGAATATAGAGGCGTTACTGAGGATATGTGGCAGAATTTTCAATCTTCTCAATCTAAAAGCCCACTCTTAGACAGCGCTGAGTACACAGGACTAGACAGAGGAGTAATTAGTCCCAGCTCTTTGTCTAAATCTCGCAGAGTGCAGATGACCAGCTTAAAGAAGTTTTCTCAAAGAATGTACAAAAACTAAGGAACGATACATGAAATCATTCGGCTCACTATACGTTGATAGTATTAAGCTAAAACACCCTGTTTTTCCGCTGACTGAGTGGGGCTGGAGTCAGGAAACTGAGCACCCGTTTAGACAAAGCAAGACGTGTCTCGTAGTCTGGGTCCCGTTTGTGCCGCGCGGATACGCCATAGGCATTTGGGGAAATCCTGTGGATGAGGATGAAGCCCTCGGTAAACTATTTACAATAAGTAGCACGGAGGCTAAGGAGATTCGTAAATGGTAAACTTTCCTCGCAGACGTAAGTGGGACAAGCCATTTAACGAAAAAATTGCTAGGCGCGTTAAGCGCATTCCTACTAACGACCTGACCACTTGGGCAGACCAGGCTATTTATGAGCTTGGTCGCGTGCTTAGCATCTATGAGCGTAATCGTACACCTGAAGCTAGTAAAGAGCTGGTGACGGCTGCCGAGGCTCTTCACGCCGTAGCTGACGAAATAAATAAAAGAACAGCAAACACTTTATAAACATAAATATTTATTTGTGTTACTATTGAATAGCCAACCTTCCTTCTCTCCCGTGTGGCGCTTAGTAACCCTGAGTCATGTTGGCTCAGGGTTACTTTACTTTAAGGTGAACTAAATGAATGACGATAACGACTTTTATGAGTTAGACGAGCTTGATGATAGATTCGAGCCGCACACCGACGACTATGACGACGGCTTGGATGAACTATCCCGTGAGTTTGTTAATCAATTAATCGATAAGATTATGGTGTTCATGAAGGCCCTCGTAGGTCACGACCTTCGTTCTTATCAAAAGCCTCTAGCGCGTCGCATTATCGAGTCTGTGGTGATTAATGAGGGTGAAGAAATCACTGCCCTAGCTTCTCGTCAGAGCGGTAAGTCAGAGACAGTTGCGGACACCGTTGCCGCACTTATGGTCATCCTACCGCGCCTTGCCAAGATGTACCCTGACCTACTGGGGAGATTCAAAGACGGCCTGTGGGTGGGATTGTTTGCTCCTGTTGAAGGACAGGCAGAAACTCTATTCTCCCGTGTAATTTCTCGCCTCACTAGCGAACACGCCTTGGCTGTTCTTGAAGACCCTGAGATTGACGACGAAGCTAAGAAGGTTGCTGGTGTAACTAAGCAAGTCAAGCTTCTTAAGTCTGGCTCCTCAGTAATGATGATGACAGCTAACCCGCGTGCAAAGATTGAGTCTAAGACCTTCCACCTTATCGTTATCGATGAGTGTCAAGAGGCTGACGACTTTATTGTGGCTAAGTCTATCGGTCCTATGCTTGCGTCTACTAACGGTACTATGGTTAAAACCGGCACACCTACTACTCACAAGAATAATTTTTATAGGGCTATTCAACTCAACAAACGTCGCTCCACTGGCCGCGGAGGTAAGCAAAACCATTTCCAATGGGATTGGCGAGATGTTTCCAAGGCTAGTGATGACTACGGCAAGTTCGTCCGCAAAGAGATGCTGCGAATTGGTGAGGACTCTGACGAGTTCCAGATGGCATACAACTGTAAGTGGCTTCTAGAGCGCGGTATGTTT